TGTATGCACAAAACCAATATGGCATATATCTAAACTATTCACACTAACAAATTTGGCATAATGTTCAAAATCCTCACTCAAAATTATACATCCTTGGTTTTTGTCAAAATATTCAGGTTCAGTAAATATTCCCGACTCATCCAATTGATTTCTCATTTCATCATTTTTTAATGGAATTGTATTTAAATATACAATATCTCCTTTTTCAATTACTTTAAAACAATCAACATTATGAATAGAAGATTCAATATATTGTAATTTTGGTATTTGAAGCAATTCACCATTTGAACCATCAAATATATAACCATGATAGGGACATGAAATCGTATTTTTATTTACTCCTCCAAACATGAAGGATGAACCCTGATGACTACAACAATCCCTTAAAGCATAATAATTTATATCATCTCTCCAAACTATGTAATTTATATCTCTAATTATAATTCTTTGGGGATTTTTTCCAAAATCTTTTTTAAATCCAATAGGATACCAAGTTAATATACCAATTTCATTATATTTATCTATTCGTGGATTTGTTCCATATCTATAAAAATTAGATTCTATATTTACCTCCTCCGAATCATTTATTTGTTTATTTTTTAAATTTTGAAATTTAATACATTCATCTTTATTTTTATTATTACATTTAAAATAACACGAGCCATCTTTTATGAGATTTATATTTCTTTTAATATTTATTTTATTATTTGAATATTTTAAAAAAAATGTTTTTATATTCAATAATAAATTAAATAATAATATAAAATGTAATAACATTTATTATATTTAAATAAAATATGTATTTAAATAATAAAATCCATATATTATTATAAAAATGTTTCATAAAAACATTCTTCTCTTTCTATTATTTTTAGATAATATTAATAGTTTCAAAATGGGCAACCCTTTTTATAAACGGTCCCATTTGAATATGTTAGAGGAAGATTTGGAAATGATTACTGATTTAAATTTATTGCATAAATATAAAATGTTTTTGCCAAAACAAAACTATAACAGTGTAATACAAGACATTTTAAATAATAAAATATCAAAAATATACATAGATAATAAATATAATGAAATGGTTAGTATTGATAGTTTAAATAATGTGGATAATATAAAAGATCATTACCATTATACAAATATAAATCCAATAGTAATTCAAAATCTAATAGAAAAATCAAGTGAACATAATATTCCAATAAATTTTGTAGATTTTACCCCTGTTTTTATATCCAATTTACAAAAATTTTCTTCTGAAATTCTAAATTTAATTAGTTATTCAATACCAGTTTTGTTTTTATTTTCTTTTATTTCGAGTTTATTAATAAGAGGAAATATGCCAGGAATGCCAGGAAATACAATTAATCGCGGAAATACTAATTTTTTTAAAAATAATAATAATCCATTTAATTTTGGTATTTCACAAAATGATAATGAAGAATTCAGTAAACCAAATATATCACTTTCCAGTTGGGCTGGATCTCCTGAAGTTATTGAAGAATGTAAAGAAATAATTTCTTATATTGATCAAAAAGAAATATTTAAAAGTATTGGTGCTGAAATGCCAAAAGGAATTTTACTCGAAGGTTCCCCTGGCACTGGAAAAACATTATTGGCAAAAGCTATTGCAACAGAAACTAATTCAAGTTTTATATCTATTTCAGGTTCTGAATTTGTTGAATTATTTGTTGGAATTGGTGCTTTGCGTGTTAGACAACTATTTGATAAAGCTCGTCAAAATCGTCCATGTATTATATTTATTGACGAAATTGATGCAGTAGGAAGACAGCGTGGAGCAGGAATAAATATGGCAAATGATGAAAGAGAGCAAACCCTTAATCAATTATTATATGAAATGGATGGTTTTAATAATAATACTGATATCATTGTATTAGCAGCAACAAATAGAAAAGATGTTTTAGACCAAGCATTGTTAAGACCTGGGAGATTTGATAGAATTATTAGGGTTCCTCTTCCAGATAAAGATTCCAGAGAGAAAATTCTTGACTTTTATATTAAAAATAAGAACGTTGAAGATAAATTTAATACAAGTATTATTGCTGAATTAGCTGATGGTTTTTCAGGAGCTCAGTTAAAAAATCTAATTAATGAAGCAGCTATTTTATCAGCAAGAAATAATATGACAATAATTAAAGAAAAATTTGTTTTTGAAGCTTTTGAAAAATTAATTGTTGGTTTAATTAAAAATAATGTAAACTTATCACTAACAACTAAAACAAGAGTAGCTATACATGAGAGTGGACATGCTTTATTATCCATATATTTTAATGAATTTTTTGAGTTTAAAAAAGCATCTATACAACAGACTTATAATGGGGCAGGAGGTTATACTATTTTTACCGAAAAATCTGAAATAAAAGAAGGGGGTTTATATACTAAAGAAATATTTAAGAAAAGATTAGCTATAATATTAGGAGGAAAAGCTGCTGAATCCATATATTATTCTGATGAACAGGTTTCTTTAGGTGCTATAGAAGACTTAAGACAAGCGAATAAATTAGCTCAAAGAATGATTGGTAATTTTGGTATGGGAGATAAATTAGAGGTATTTTTTAATGAAGATATTAGCGATGATTCTAATCCTTTTTTGGGAAGGAGTTTAGCATTAGGAGATAAATATTCGCAATATACTAAAACAATATCCGATAAGGAATCCCTGGATTTAATTAAGGATGCTTATTTAATAGCAAAAACAATATTAAGACAAAATTATGATAAATTAATATTATTCTCCGAATTATTAATTAATAAAACAATAGTTTTGCAAAATGATATAAATTATGATGATTTTTTTGAATAAATTCTTATTTTTCCTATTATTAAGTTGCTCAAACTAACAAATAAAAATAATAGAAAACAAAATATTCTTCTGATAGAAGTAATATTATATTATAGATATTATAATATTACAGCTTATTATTTTTTACCTTGTATTTTCTTAAATTGTGACCAAGATACATTAACTTGTGGGCCTTTATATTCATTTTCTTTTTCACCAGATACAGCATTCAGTTTTTCAGCCTTTTTTAATGCGCTATCAACATAAATTTTCTTTAAAAGGGAACCAAATTGGAAGGCACCTTCATGCTGATCAATTTTTCCATCTTCAATATCTCTTAATACATCAAATGCTTCAAATAAAATTTTTAAATCAATTTCATCCTTTCTTATTTTATTATAAATATCTGTATAATAAGTAAACAAGAAATTACATTCTGCCATACTTTCTAAATGAACCTTTTCAGGTTCATTTGGATATTTGGCTTTTAACATAATCAAATTATTAACATCTTCTCTTAAAACATGACTATGTTTAAGTTTTCTAATTAAATCAGTTGTGTCTTCAACATTATTTGCATTTATCATTTTTTGTAAATGAAGTCTTTGATTGTCGTCCATTATAATATTATTTATTTTAATATATTTTAATCTTTAACTTATTATAATATTTTATTATATTATATAAATGAATTCACAAGGAGTAAAAATTGTTCAAACGGATGCTTTACCACCGAATACTGTTAGACCTTTGGAACCGGGAGCAACAAATATATATGATTCAGCAATTATTAAATCAAATAATCAAAATCAACTTCAAAATAAATTAGGAGGTCAAAATGGAGGAAAAAGGAAGCCAAAAAGGAATATGATAGGCGGTTCGTCAAATTCCCCTAATCCAGTTATAGTTGTTGCCCCAGCTCCGTCATATGCTGTGGATAGGCAAAGCACAAATGCAAATAATACAGCCCTGGCGTCATTAGCTAATATAAACCAATCGCAAGCAGTATATGATAATACAGTAAATGGAACTCAAGCGGACACTGCAGCAATTTCCGTTAAACAGAACCAACAATATTATGGGACTAAAGGTGGCACTATAAAAAAACGAACCCGAAGCAAAGTTATAAAAAAAGGAGGCTCTTATCCTAAATGGAGTTGCTTAAGTGGTGGTAAAAAATCTATAAAAAATAAAAAAAGTTGTAGAAACAAGAGAAGAAAAACTTGTAAACATGTAAAAACATTTCAATACTAATTTTTAACGCTTAAAATAGCAAAATAAATATATATAATAATATTATAGACAATGCCAACAATGAATAACTATTTAAATCTAATATATGTAAATTTAGGTTTTTTGGCACAAATAACTGTTATGATGTATTTTAAATCGGTTTTAGAAATTAAAAAAAATTGGCCTTTATATAGATGTAATCCGCCATATTGGGTTTTTTCTGAAAATATTTCTGATGATTTTACATATTGTGTTCAAAATACACAGATGAATATGATGGGATATTTACTTCAACCTTTAAATTATATGGTTTCATCATTAACATCAGTAGGTGGCCAATTTTCTGAATCAATAAATAATATTCGTATTATGTTTAGCTCAATTAGAAATTTTGTGTCTGAAATTATTGAAAATGTATTTGGAGTATTCTTAAACTTAATTATAGAATTTCAAAAGATAATTATTAGTATTAAAGATATGGTTGGAAAAATGATAGGTATAATAGTAACTATTATGTATGTTTTAGATGGCTCTATTAAAACAATGAAAAGTGCATGGGCAGGTCCTTCAGGTCAATTAGTAAGAGCAATAGGTTCATGTTTTCATCCACATACAGTAATAACTTTAGATGATGGAACACATTGTAAAATGGAAAATGCCCCTTTAGGAGCTAAATTAAAAGATGGAGGTAAAATATTTGCTGTTTTAAAAATAGATAATCAAAAGAGGGAACCATTATATAAAATAAAAGGAGATGAACAAAATATATATGTAACTGGAGAACATTTTATATTTGATAAAACTAACAATAAATGGATTCAAGTGAAAGATTATAAAAATGCAGAAGTTCAAAATGATTTTATTATAGATTATTTTTCTTGTTTAATAACAACTAATGGACGAATTATAATAGAGGATGAGATTTTCTGGGACTGGGAAGATGATGAAATAAATAAATTCTGAATTGGTGTAAAAATTAAGAAATAATGGTTTATTATTATCCATTTATAGTATATGAGTAATAATAATAATGAACAAATAAATATGGACAATAAAAATAATGAAAAAAATATAAATGATACAATTTTTTTTATAAATGAAACTTATGACAAATTATCCTATTTTGATCTATATGGAAATTCTGTAATAATATTTATTTTTATAACATTGTTTGTTTTTATTGTTTTTTCATATTGTAAAGTTATGCAAACAAAAGAAGTTATTGCTGGTGATTGGATAAATCAACGTTGTAAACCACAAAATATGTTATTTGCTGGTTTAATAACACATCCGGAGGGAACAACAGCAATTCAATATACAAGTGATAATTTTCAATATTGTATTCAAAATATATTAACAAATATAACAGGTTATGCTTTAGAACCAATTCAATTTATGATTAAATCACTAACACAAATTTTTGAAAAAATATCTAATTCTATTCAACAAATAAGAGAAGTAATTAATAGAATAAGAAACAATATCAAAGAATTTGCACAAGATGTGTTAAATAGAATATTAAATGTTATGATACCAATTCAAAAAATGTTTATTAGCATAATAGATATATTTCAAAAAATACAAGGCACAATGACAGCAGGATTATATACAATGTTGGGTTCATATTATACGTTACAGGCGTTAATGGGAGCAATTTTAGAATTAATAATTAAAATGTTAGTTGCGTTAGTAATAATAATTATAGGACTATGGATTTTACCTTTTACATATCCAGCAGCAGCTTCTATGACAGCTGTATTTTTAGCAATAGCCATCCCTTTATCAATTATTATTTATTTTATGACCGAGGTTCTACATATTAAATCATCAAGTATTCCAAAATTACGTTGTTTTGACGAGAATACATTAATACCACTACTAAATGGAACTAAAATATTTATAAAAGATATAAATGTAGGAGATAAATTAGCAAATGGAAGTTATGTTACTTCAAAAATAAAGGTTACTTCAACTGAATTACAAATGTTTAAATTAAATAATATTATTGTTAGTGGCACACATCTAGTAAAATTTAATAATAAATGGATACGAGTAGAAGAACATCCAAATGCAAAACGACTTCTATATAATAAAGAATTTTTATACTGTTTAAATACAAGCAATAAAATAATAGAATTATCCAATATAATATTTAGCGATTGGGATGAGATAATAGATGAAAAACTACAATATTTTACAAATTTACAAAATATTAAAAATTTAGAAAATATACATGAATATTTGGATAATGGTTTTGAAGAAAATACATTAGTTAAATTGTATAAAACCGAAAAAGAAATAAAAAATATAAATATAGGTGATATTTTAGAAAATGGTTCTATTGTGTATGGATTAGTAGAAGTTGAAGCAAGAAAATTAAGGAAATATATAAATCATCCTGCGCCAAAAAAATTATACCATTTACTAACAATTGATGGAAATTTAAAAATAAATTCGGAAAATATAAAAGATTACAATAATATCATCGATAAATTTATTATCTAAAGAATATGTATAATATGGAAATTTCTATTGGTTCATATAAAGTTCGTATAGTAATTTTAATTGCAATTGTAATAGTGTTTTGGATAATGTTTGGTCATTTACTATGCAGTTGTTGTAGAGTTAGTTTATCTGAAATAATTACAAAAATACAAACATTAGTATCTTCCTCAACAAAAAAAGAGGGATTTGTTGGAGCAAATAATTCAGCATCGGGTCCTGAATTTGGTGGGGCGAAAACTCCTTTCTGGATAATGAACCCATCTACTTGGTCTATGCCTACTTTGACTTATAGTCCTGGCACTAAACCAGATGCTGGTGTATTGAGTATTTGGGATCGTCAAAAGCAACCAATTCCTTTACCAGAAGGTCAATTAGATATGTTTGCCACAACTCCTTTTAAACCAGAGTGTTGCCCGAATGCTTTTTCTTCAAGCACTGGATGCGCTTGTATGACAGTTGACCAATACTCATATTTAATTCATAGAGGAGGAAATAACGTGCCATATTCACAATATTAAATATTTTTATAAATTATTCAACTTTTTTCCCATTAGAAACATAATCAAAAATTTTATGTAAAATAATTACTATTTAGGATTATTGAAAGAAATTTGTTAGTTTATACACCGAATAAACTAACAAATAATGGAAAAGTTTTATAAATTACATAAATTACATAAATGAATAAATAGGTCTTCCGTTTTTAACATTATTTTTTGCTATAATTTTTAACATTTCATAATTAATTGTTGTTAGTTTACCAAAAGGTCTAAATGAATTAGGAACCCCTCTATCATAAAATATTACACTTGTCGTAACTTTTCCAGTGCTAAAGTTTGGCATTATTATATATAGATTATATTTTATTATTTTTAACGAATTACATTTCTAAATTTTTTCATGGATTAGAAAAAGCTATAAAATTTGAAATACTTTTTTTAAAGAATGCACTATTTAATAATGGTCTAGTTGGTTGAAAAATAGGGTAATTTGCTGATGCAACAATACCAAAATCAGTAAATGTTTTAGGCACCCCTCTATAATAAAAAATAGTAGATGTTTTTCCGTGAGTTCCAGCCGGCATTATTATAAATATATATAATAAAAAAATATATATATTTACAAAACAGATAAAATATGCGTTACTCTAAACATATAACATATACAAAGATGGATTTAATGCATTTTCTGACTTTTTAACTAATTTATCTACAATATCTTTTGTAACAATTAAAGGAAATTGAACTTTTAATGACATGTCTTCTTCAAATAAATTGGAACCAGGTCTCATTAAACGATACAAATTTAATTTGGTATAAATTATTTCTAAGCATCTCTTAAGATTTCTTACACCATCTTCCTTATTACATTGATTTTCTATTATATAATTAAGAGTTTCATCAGGAATAATAATATCTTCTGACATAAATTTAACTTGTTCTCTAATCTTTGGTAACAAATAGTTGTTTGCAATAACTGTCTTTTGCTTTTGATTATAACCTTTTGTTTGTATACGATACATTCTATCTTTCAAAATTGGATTTACTTTATTTTCATCATTATAACTAAATATAAATAAACATTTGCTTAAATCAAAGTCTATTTCGGCAAAATATTTGTCATGAAATTGTGTATTTTGTGAAGTATCTGTTAAATGGGTTAGGATACCCGCAATTTCTTCGCCTTTTGGTGTATCACTAATTTTATCTAATTCATCAAAGTAAATCACCGGATTCATACACTTACTATCAATCAATATTTGAACAATTTTTCCCCAAGTAGAACCTTCATAGGTATATCCATGACCTTCAAGAAAACTACTATCCGTTGCGCCTCCTAAGGCTATAAAAGCAAATGGTCTATTTAAAATTTTACTAATACCTTCCTTTACTAAACTGGTTTTGCCGGTTCCGGGAGGACCATGAATTGCGATAGCTGAACCAACTGCTTTGGGATTTACAATTAATTGACCAAGCATTTGCATAATTTGCATTTTAGCATCATTAAGTCCATATACAGCATCATCTAATGTTTTTTGAGCATTTGCCATAAAATCATGACATTTATCTACACCATCGGATATGGATAATGGTAAATTCTCATATTTACTAAATGGAATTCTCATAAAAGTATCTACCCAATTTTTGATTTTATAGTATTCACCTGAACCTGGTTCCATGTAACGAAGTGTAGAAATCTTTTTCATAGCAGCAGCTTTAAATATAACTGGAATATTACTTTCCAACAAAGTTAAACGATAAGGCTGTTCAATTCTGGTAATTTTATTAATTTCTCGTAATTCTTTAATAATCTTCTTTTGTTGTTCAATTTCAAGCTTATCATAAAACTCAAAATCATTCATAGTATTTTTATCACGAAGAATTTTTTTGAATATACGAGTATTTCTTTCTTTCTCCTTTTTAATCTTTTTATCCTTTTTAATTTTTTGCTTCTTCATATCGGTTTCATAAACATCAATACACTTTTCAATGGATTTATTATTAGGATTTTTTGTTTGAATTTCTTTAAGTTTTGCCAGTATATATTTACAATCATCAATATCTTGTGGCTTTTCTATAAGATTTTTATCTTCATTTTCTTTAACCTTTTCCTTTTTTGAATCTACTTTTGTTTCTTTTTTAATAATCTGTTTTTGTTTTCTTGTTCTTCTTGGAGTATCTTCTTCTACTTCCTCATCGTCTGAATCGCTACTAATAGGATCATCTTCATTTTCCGTATTAGATTCAGAACATGTTTCCCAATCTTCATCATCTTCATACATGTCGTCATAATCTTCATCATCATGTTCTCTTCCCCCAATTGTAAATATAATATTAAACTTACTTGCTTTTTGACTTCCTTTTTGATCTTCTTCATATTCATAATCAGAACTAAGATCTTCTGAATCGTAATCCTCTTCCTCTTCGTCTTCATCTTCATTATCGCTAATAACTATTTGCTTTTTTTGTTTCCTTGGTTTTTTCATAGGTAATTCCTCTTCATCAGAATTTTCTGATTCTGATTGTTTTTGTTTTTTTACAAGTTTATTATAATTATTAGTGTTTTTAACAGATTTTTTATCCTGTTTCTTTGATTTTTTATCTAAATACTCTTTTTCTTCTTCATCAAAATCTTCTTCATCATCTTCTAGACTTTCTTGTATAGTTTTATTAAGTTTCTCTCCAGCTTTTATTTTCTTATCTAAGTATTTAGATGGGAAAATCTTTTTTAAGAATTTACGATACTCATGAAGATCCATTTCTTCTTCATCTTCATCTGTATAGAAAGAATTATCGTCATCTGAAGATTCTTCATTCTTCTTTTTCTTTCTAATTTCCTCGTCTCTTCTTTTGGATTTATTAAATTCTTTCTTAGACAGTTTAGTTTGATTATCACGTGGCATTGTATATAATTGTTTATAGAAATATATTTTTAAGTATATTCAATTTTTTATTTAATTATTTTTTTTTCTAAAATTATTCGTTTAGTTTTGTTTAGAGCAACACGTATTTTTAATGTAGACTTAGAAATTTTATTATTTAGAGCAAAAAATAAAAGTAAAATATAAATTTGCGTTCTGAAAATAGAGTTCCTAAAAATTACAAAGGGTATTAAGAAATAAAAATAAAATTGAAATTAAACAATCTAAATATTATATGTTATATATAATAAGGATGTTAAAGAATTCTGGAAATATGAAAAATAATAATAGTTCTAAGATAATTGGGATTCAATTTAGTATATTATCTCCAGAGGAAATTCGTAAGGGTTCAGTGGCAGAAATTACAAGCAAAGAAGCTTATATAAATAATAAACCAGTTATAAATGGGCTGTTTGATCCCCGAATGGGTGTATTAGAACCAGGGCTTATTTGTCCCACAGATGGTTTAGATTATATGCAATCCCCTGGATATTTTGGACATATTGAATTAGCACGTCCCGTATTTTATATACAATATCTTAGCACAATTCAAAAGGTATTACGTTGTGTTTGTTTCAAGTGTAGTAAATTACTTGTATCAAAAGAAAAATATAAACAGGCACTTAAATTACAGAATCAACATAGATGGAAATATGTATTTGAATTATGTAAAGGAATAAAACGTTGTGGGGAAGATACAGAAGATGGATGTGGATGTCTTCAGCCTAAAAAAATTAAGAAAGAAGGAATGTCATCATTATTTGCGGAATGGGCAAATACAACTGAAGAAGGAGATGAAAATATTGTCATTCCGTTAACACCAGAATTGGTATTAAAGATTTTCAAGAGAATTTCAGATGAAGATGTAACTTTTATGGGATTTAGTCCAATTTGGTCTCGTCCAGATTGGATGATTTGTCAAGTTTTAGCAGTGCCTCCTCCAGCAGTAAGACCTTCAGTAAAACATGATGCGCAACAACGTTCGGAAGATGATTTAACTCATATTTTGGTAAATATAGTAAAAAGTAATAAGACATTATTAGAGAAAATTCAAAATAACGCACCAGAAAGTACAATTAATGATTGGTCAATAGTTTTACAATATCATGTGGCATCCATGGTGGATAATAAATTACCAGGTGCGAGTCCGGCGGCTCAAAGATCAGGAAGACCGTTTAAATCCATAAAAGATCGTTTGAATGGAAAAGGAGGTCGTATGAGAGGAAATTTAATGGCAAAACGAGTAGATTTTAGTGCTCGTTCAGTAATTACAGCAGATCCTAATATTTCTATTCGGGAATTAGGTATTCCAATGAAAATTGCAAAAAATATTACAAAACCGGTAGTTGTGAATAGGGTGAATAGAGCATTCTTAACAAAATTAGTTCAAAATGGTCCGGATGAATGGCCTGGAGCCAAAATACTTGAAAGAAAAAATGGTCAAAGTATAACTCTTCGTTATTTAGATAGAAAGAGCATAATTTTAGAAGATGGTGATATAGTTCACCGTCATATGATGGATGGCGATGCTATTTTATTTAATCGTCAACCAACATTACATAGAATGAGTATGATGTGTCACATTGCCAAAATTATGAAGCGAGGTGATACTTTCAGAATGAATGTGGCCGATAGACTTAGTGTCGGCAACAGGGGGCGTTAAAAGCGTGTTTCCCCCTAGTGTCCACCTTTCCTAAAGGTGAATGCGACGTCGCCAAACTGACTGGGAGTTCCTTAGAGCCTTCACTACCACTCACATCTGGAAACATTTGTGAGGACCACGATTAATAATCGTCCCCAATGGTAAAAAAGTGATGGATTGGATAATCAGCAGCCAAGCCCCTAACCTCGTTATGGTAAGAGTATGGGGAAGGTTCAGAGAGTAGATGACGACGGGTCTCAAATGATGGTCTAACCAACCTGATGAGGCACAAGGTGTATTCCGGCCTTACCAGAAATGGTAAGGATAGGCTTGACTAAGCCTTATAATGCTGATGAAATTTTTGTGACGATAAATGGTCACAAAAAGGACTAACTAAGTCAACGTCGGCAACAGGGGGCGTTAAAAGCGTGTTACCCCCTAGTCTCTTTATGAGGCAAGATTTCTTGTTGCGGGAAACCCCTTAGAGCTTTCACTACCACTCACATTTGGAAACATTTGTGAGGAACTCGGTTAATAGCCGAACCCAATGGTAATAATGTGAAAGATTGGGCAATCCGCAGTGTAACTTTCTAAATCCGTTATTGTGAGGATATGGAAGGCACTCAGAGACTGAACGGAAGTCGGTGGATAATGATGGTCTAACAAGCCTGAATCTGCTTAAGATACAGTCCGGCCCTTTGGGAAACCTTAGGGAACAACCGTTTGACGGAGATAGACATATGTAAAACATTTTGTCTCCAACAGGGAGCGTGAAAAGCGTGTTACTCCCTAGTTAATTATCCTTTATAAAAGGAGATTAGCTACATAACCAAATTGCGGGAAACTCCTTAGAGCCTTTACTACCACTCATACCTGGAAACATTTATGAGGAACTCGGTTAAAAACCGAACCCAATGGTAATAACGTAAAGGATTGGACAATCCGCAGCCAAGCCTCTAAACTCGTTATGATTAGAGTACGAGGAAGGTTCAACGACTAGACGGTTATGGGTCTTATAGGATGGTTTAATCAACCTGATAAGGCTTAAGGTATAGTCTGTCCCTTTGGGAAACCTTAGGGTAATTCATGGAAATGAATTTACACATGCCACAGGATCCAGAATCTGAATCAGAATTAAGAAATTTAGCAGCAGTTCCTTATCAAATTATTAGTCCAGCAAATAATTCATCTATTATTGGAATTTACCAAGACTCTATGCTGGGTGCCTACCGATTTACAAGAGAACAAATTGATTTTTCTCAAAAGGATGCTATGAATTTATTGATGATGTTTAATCGTATTAATCCTAATACATTAAATAAAAAACAAAATGAACGCATTTCTAATTTTGAAATATTATCACAAATTTTACCTCCTTTAACATTAAAAGTAAAAAATAAACAATATGATAGTGATAAAGAAAAGTCAGATACTTCCAATAATATTATTGAAATTATTGATGGAAAATATATTCGTGGTCAAATGGATAAAGGTATTCTCGGGTCCGGAACCAAAGGTCTTATTCATAGAGTTTGTAATGATTTCGGAAATATGGCATCCGCTCAGTTTATTGATGACTTACAGAATATTATTACCGAATATATGAAACAAAGTGCATTCAGTGTAGGTATTAGTGATCTTATTACTGATTCAAAGACCAATGATAAAATTATTTCTATTATTACTGAGAAGAAAACGGATGTAAAAAATCTAATTGACCAAGTTAAAATTGGTGTTTTTGAAAATAATTCTGGAAAAACAAATGAAGAAGAATTTGAAACTAAAATTAACAATATTCTTAGTAAAGCACAAAATGAAGCAGGTAGAGAAGCATTGAAGAGCTTAAGTAAAGATAATCGTTTTGTTGTTATGTTCAATGCCGGTTCTAAGGGTTCGGAAATCAATATTCAACAAATGACAGCTTGTTTGGGTCAACAAAACGTAGATGGAAAACGAATTCCTTATGGATTTGAACATAGAACACTTCCTCATTATACTAAATACGACGACTCTGCAGTTGCTCGTGGTTTTGTTGAAAGCTCATATATTAACGGATTATCTCCTCAAGAATTATTCTTTCACGCTATGGGTGGTCGTATTGGTTTAATTGATACAGCTGTTAAAACTTCTACAACCGGTTATATTCAAAGACGATTGATTAAAGGTCTTGAAGATTTAATGGTTAACTATGATATGACTATTAGAACCAATAAAAATAAAGTTGTCCAATTCTCTTATGGTGATGACTCGGTTGATACTGTAAAAGTTGAAAATCAAGATTTACCTATTATTGATATGAGTATACAAGATATTTATTCTCACTTTACAGTTATTGATGATAAAACAAAATCTAAAGCCGTTTCTGGTATGTTTATTAAGTCTGCCTATAATCGTCTAAAAAAACAGGAACAAGAATTAAATAATAAGTGTGAATATTATATAAATTTTATGATTAATAATCGCAACAAAATCGTTAAAAATGTATTTAATAGTAAATCAGAAAAGGTAGTTAGAGTTCCAGTTGCTTTTGCTTATATCATTCAAAACATAATCGGACAACAAGGTATTAATAAAAATTCATTAGTTGATATAACATTACTTGAAGCATTTGAAATGATTGAAAAAGCTTTTGAACAACTACAATTAATTGTATTTGCTTCGCCTACCGAATTATTTAAAGTATTATATTTCTATTATTTATCTCCAAAAGATTTGTTACTTAATAAGAGATTTAATAAGAAAGCCTTGGAGATTCTACTACAAACAATTATTCTTACATATAAACAATCTATTGTAGCCCCGGGAGAAATGGTTGGAATGATTGCTGCTCAGAGCATTGGTGAACCAACCACTCAAATGACTTTAAATACATTCCACTTTGCAGGGGTAGCATCTAAATCTAATGTTACTCGTGGTGTTCCAAGAATTGAAGAAATATTATCCCTTTCGGCTTCAATAAAAAATCCTTCATTAACAGTTTTTCTTAAAGAAGAAGAACAAACTGATAAAGATAAGGCTAATACAATTCAATATATGTTAGAACACACTAAATTAGCTGAAATTGTAACCAGTGTTTCCATTTGTTTTGATCCAGATGATTTAAATACATTAATTTCTGAAGATAAACTTACAATGTCCCAGTATCGGGATTTTGAGAATCTTGTGGATGAATGTATAGGTGCCGGTTCTGAAGAAGACAATAATGAAAAATCCAAATGGATTATTAGAATGGAAATGGATCCAGAAATTATGTTAGAAAAGAATATTACAATGGATGATGTCAATTTTACATTAAATAATACTTATAAAGACGAAATATCATGTGTTTATTCTGATTATAATGCTGACAAGTTGGTATTCAGAATTCGTATGAATAATATTTTAAAAAATGCTTCCGGAAAAAGCGGGAAAAAAATCAAGATTAATCCATTAGACCAATCTGACCAAATTTATATTTTAAAGAATTTTCAAGATCAACTATTAGATGGTATTGTATTAAGGGGAATAAAAAATATTAACAAAGTTATTCTTAGAAAAATAAAAGATAATTTGGTTGAAAAAGGAGGAGCATTTATAAAGGAGGATATTTGGGTTCTTGATACTATTGGAACCAATCTTCTTGATGTTTTGGGATTAGATTATATTGATTCAAGAAGAACAATCAGTAATGATATTGTTGAAATATTTAATGTTCTTGGAATGGAAGCAGCCAGACAATGTATTTATAATGAATTGGCAGAAGTATTAGAATTTGATGGTTCATATGTTAATGCACATCATATGGCTATATTATGTGATAGAATGACATTTAGTAGTAAATTAATATCCATATTTAGACATGGTATTAATAATGATGATATTGGTCCAATTGCTAAGGCATCCTTTGAAGAAACCCCTGAAATGTTCTTAAAAGCTGCAAGGCATGCTGAATTAGATACACTTAGAGGTATCTCAGCTAATGTTATGTGTGGACAAGAAGGATTATTTGGAACTGCCGCATTTCAAGTTATTCTTGATATTAATGAAATGATTCATTTAGATGAAAAATATAAATTTGAATATAAGGATAAAGAACAAGAAATAGAAGATGGATTATTTAGTGGACTTGAGAATCCTAATGATGTTTGTAGCAAACAAAATATTGAAATACAAAATAATATTAATAATATTATTGTTGAAGAAGATGGGCATGATGATGATTATAATCCATTCCTATAATTTCTAAATTATAAATTAAATTATAATATATTAAAAATAAATAATTTATTATAGTTATGAACTCTTTTTTATATATATTACAAAATGTAAGTGGAATAAATAATAAAAGATACCTAACACAACCTTTTGTTTTCCAAGAAAATTATGATAAATTTGATTATATTGGGGATAAGGCTCATATTATCAATTTAATGAATATTATTTTTTTTAAATCAAAAGAATGTAAAATAAATAATTTATTTTCTAATAATGCATTTTCCAAATTTATATCTTTAAATAATATTTTAGAAAATGATTTTTACACAATTGAACTAAAACAATATATTTTTGACATTTTTTGTAAATCACAAAAACATTATTTCTCTTTTACACGTCTTGCATATATTTATAAATTTAAAAAACATCCTTATATCGTTACTGATGACCTTATGATGAATACATTAGATAAAAGTCATAAACTAACATTTGTATTAATAGAAGATAAATCTAATTTTTTATTTAATATTAATGAAATTATAAATATTATTGAAACAGCAATTTGTAATTCACATGATTTTTTTTCTAAACCTTTATGGCCTCTTAATCCTTATAATAACCAACCTTTGTCATATGCAACTCTTTACAATATATATTTTAAAATGAAACAAATGGATAGAGTCATTCCTTTATTATTTCATGGATTTTTTCTTGAAAATTTTAATTTAGATAATTTTTGTGAAAATCATGAATCAATTATTAGAGAATATTCTATTAAAAAATATGTATTTAATTCACCTTATACCACTTTATATACATCCGTTTTGAATATGTTAAGACATAATGAATATACCAACAAACTAACAATACATAAAGACTTTCCAAAAGATTTATTAGTTAATATATTTAGACCATTCCTATTTTATTATTTTATGGAAAATTATTATATCAGAGGAACAACTAAAGTTTTTAATTATCGAAAATTATTAAACATAAAATTATATAAATTTTATATATTTAATCCAATATTTGGCAGACAAATTATTAAACTAACAAAAAATAATAATAATAAAATTATTAAAAGAGAATTTAAATTTAATATTAAATATTTACCATTTTATCATATTTCAAATTCACCTGATTTACCTGATTTACCTGAAATTAATTTTAATACACTTAATGAAAGACGTGGGAATTCAAGTGATTTATATATAAA